ATGATTTTGATGTTAAATCTTTACCAGTAATCATCCCAACGTTTGGAATAACACTTCGTATATCTTGACTTCCTACCGCCACGCATAGAGGATTGAATCCAGTCATTGGTTGACCCAATGCTACAACATCTCTTACCTTTTGACTTAAACGATAAAACCATGTTTTTCCGTATTCACTTGAACCATTACCTGCTCCAATGCTATCGCCTGTAATGTAAGCCTTAATCGATGGTTGTTTCATTAAAAATTTTTGTCGTATATATTTGTGACGAGCCACATAAACTTCTTTTTTTACTAAAATCGCATTATCAATATCTTTTTGAGCCGCCTTTTCAGCCAATTGTGACGTAATGGAATCTATGACACCGCCGCCAACAATGAACGCTGAATTATAGCAAATCTCACTTGTAGCTTTAACTTCTATTGAAGCTGCACTATCTGCAATATCCCATCTGTAAGAGCCATCAATATTTAAATTTGTGCTTTGTATTTGATATCCTAATAGAGTGTCATTCATAACAGAATGAAGCTCGTCATCTACTATTCCTAATGTTTTATCTACAGCATAAAGCAATGCTGTTGCACAAATAGATATAGATTGATCATCAATTAAAGATGTGCCATCAAAATTATATCTATCATGGAATAATACTTTATCGGGATAACTAGATATCTGTAACTTCATAAAAGCATTTCTATATCTAGTTGCTATATCCATTAAGCCTAAGTTTGCTATGCCTAGTATGATCCATAACGTTAAGTCATTTACAAACCATGTATCACCAAATTCACCAGAAGTTATCCAATCATAGTTTTTAGGTTTAGGTTCATATGAATTATTTACTTTTGCATCAGTATCTTCATATTCAAAAAAGCTGTATGGAAGCCCTGTCGGTGTCATTGTTAGTTTTTTATTGTTATATGCATACTGAATAAAAGTTTTAAAATCATTTATAATTGATTGTGGTACAAACGCTGTACCCTCCCAGTCATTTATACTAGCGTTTCCGACCTGCTGAATATATAGAGGAATTGCTTTTGAAAGCATATCAGCTGTATTATGATTAAACACGCTCCATGAGAATGTCATATTTGGAGTAGGTGATGCCCCGTCAGTATGAATAGTATTATAGATCGAACCTACCATCCACGATGATATCTCTGCTTGTGTAGTTGCTCTTGCTTTTATGTTATTATATATATTTCCTATTGTCTTCATAAGATCAATCGCATTGTTCTTATATGTTACATTACCTGTCACTTTATATAACTCTAATAATGCCCACATAGCATGATATTGAGTTCGCACATGAATTATACTAGTAACGGGGGTCCACCCTGTACTAGATGCATAAGTATATGCATTTGGCATAACTCTAAATAGTGCTCCATAGAAACTAGCATTGATAATACTATTTACAATATAATTACCAATTAATTTTGCTCTGTTCAATGTCGCGACATCATTATTTTCACCATATATCTTTAAAAGATTAATCAATGCCCAGCAGGTAGCAGGCGTATCTATTGTACTTGCAATTATAGAGCCTGAACTTGAATTTAAATTATTAAACACACCGCCTAAAGGTGGATTTGGACAATTTGCATAAAAACTATCTGATTGATTTGATACAATTGACTTTGAATTTAAAAAGAACCTTGAAATTTTAGCTATCTGTGGAGTAATTCCTGTTAAATCACTTACCTTTGATGATAATCCTGCTAATTGCGATCTTATCATTGGTACTTTATTAACCTTATCTTGTACATCTTGCGACAATTTGATAGTCGTAACAGATTTATCTTGTAAATTTGAACCATCAGCTTTAATTGTAGAATTATTTATGAATTTTAATATATTATAATTTATTTGTTCACTTAAATTTATAGGAAATAACAATGTCATCTCCGCGCCACTCTGAGTATAGTTTACATCTTTAGTTAGAGTTATTCCCTTGTATGACAACTCGCATTGATCAACTTCGGGATTATAATCACTTTCATTTATTGTAAAAACAGTTGTATTGTTTTCTGAAGCTATGAATGTTCCTATTATCTTCTTTAATGTTTTCTGTTGAACAGTATCAAATGCATCATTTAAGTCTGCAACTGTAGTATAAGTTAAACTTTCATTTATTACTGCAGTTACATTTGTATCATTACCAACCACTGTAATTAAGTCTAATGTTGTTTCTACTATGGTATTGCCTGTTCCTACAGGTAAAAAGTCAGCATATTCTCCTGCATTTGCTACAGCATACAAGATTTCACCAATATCGGGATCTTGGGCAAACAGTCCAATTTCTCTTAAATAGAAACCTTGTATAAGATCTTTATTTGTTAGAGTTGTTCTTACTCTAGTTGTACCATCTCCTATTATATTAATACTAGTTATTGGAGAAGTTATTTTGTGATTTATTAAATTTGTCAAATCAACTAAATTCTGACCTTGTGTTAGCTGGCCATCTCCAAATCCTACCCTAGTAAATGCTAATTCTATTCCAGCCTGAGCCTTGCTTTGTAACTGTAATCCTTTAGTAGTTAAAACTAAATTACCAAACTGACCCATACTCTACACCTCCGTTCTAATGGTTATATGATTACTTTGCATATTTGCGATACCTACTGAATTATTTAAATTACTATAAGTATTTAATTGTGTTTTTAACTGTACACCAACCGCCATTATTTTTTTTATCAGTATTACAGGATCCTTAGTTGTTGGATTTTCCCTAGGAAAATCATATTGAAGACTTAATTCTCCGCTTTTGATACCATTTTCTGTGAATCCTATAAAGTTATTGTCTAATAACGTCCTGGCAAACTCATTAAGAATTTCTATGTTACCATTACTTCTATTTCTTCTTATTTTAGTTTTTAAGTTCTCTCTATAAGTTTCATCATCCGAGTTATTTCTTGGCTCTCCAACTATATGTCCAATTAAGTCTAACCCAAATCCAAATGCTTTATCTAAGTCTCTGCTATCCTGTATTTCAACTGCTGCTTCTATAATTTCATCAAACATTTCAGATAGAATTGTATAAATTTTGTTTATGTTTTCACCATTTCTAAGAGCATAAGGTAATATATTAATCATTCTGCTTAGAGTAGACATTCTATATCACCTCGATTTTATCTATTGTAGTAACCGCTATTGAATCATAATTTATAGTTATATTTGTGTTTAAATAATTTATCCCATCTGTACTTAGTTGTACTCCTATATCGAACAAACCACTAAGATTAAGATTTGAAATTAAACTTATAATCTTATAAATTATTATATCTTCCCCAAGATTTATATTTGACATATAATTTAAAATTGCATTTTTAATTTGTGCATCCCCGTCTGACGGGTAATTTGCATCTACAGTTTTAGTTATTTTAAACCATATACTTGTACTTGTAGGTCTGCTAAATCCTACAGTATGAGTAATCCCTTGACTATCGATTATTTCTATTGCAATATCTCCAAAAGCCTTAATTCCTCCAGGCTTTTTATCAAATATTGCTTGTGCTACAGCCGTATTCTCACCGCCATACACAAAGGTTTCAAAGCTATGCGGCGGTATTCCATTGACTTCAATGTCAGTTTCATTTTCTGTTATTATCACATCTTCAACACCTGTAATTGTTAACAAATTAGATTTAACCGCATCTAGAGTTGAACCGGAGCCTATTGCAGTACTTTCCTCATAACGCGTTCTAAAGTTCACATCACTTTCTTCATCTTGGCCACCTATAGTTTCTGCAGGATTAGTTATAGAAGATAGCCCGATAAGTGGAGAAACTATTTTAGTAATAGTATTTGCTGGTACATTGCCACTACTACCTGCTTCCACAGCTTTTATAGTTATATCTACATATCCACTGCTTTCTATCGATTTACTTTCAGTAGTTATAAAATACACACCACTTTCAGTACCAAATTGGTAGTTGCTAGGAATTATTGTCCCTGCGCTTCCGTTAAACCTTTCAATACCGGTAGAGTTGCTTGATTGTTTTCCCGCTATTCCTATGTATTTACCAGTAGCTTTCAGCGGAACACCTTCGGCATATTTAGGAGATGCAGAATAAAAAACCTGTTCTAACAGCTCCCATACCTCAGCAAACATTTCAACTATAGGAACGATTAATTGTTTATGTGGGTCTTGGTCGCTAAAATCTATTTCTTCACCAAATAGATCCTGACTACGTGCTCTAGTTTCATACTGTTGAATTAAATCATTGTAAGTTTTTTTACTGTATCCAGTTGTGGTTATTCCATAGCCACTATCCAACTGTCACACCTCCTATCGTTGTAGAATCTATTTCATCTTTATATTTCAATTTTAGCGTAACTTTCTGTTTTCTGCTTTTAGGATTAGTAGTGATTTCTATACTATCAATTTTTTCTATATTGTCGTCTTGACTTAATGCCTGCATTACAGCAAGTCTTTTTCTTTCAAAAGATATATTTTTTTCTTTTATATCTAATATTTCTGTATAATTTAAACCAATATCTCCGTTGTAAAATAACTCTCCTTTTACAACTAACAGACATTGTCTTGTCTTCTGCTGCTTCTGTTGTAATCCATCTACCATTTGCATTCTTTTGCTAGTTATGACTAAATCTCCATTTTCTGTTTTAATACTACGCATATTATATTCCTCCTATTTAGCACGTAACACAGTCGAAGCACCTCCGCCATATAATTGCACCTGTTCAGTCGCACCTTCTCCACATTCGATATATGAAGCGTTTAAGACTATACCACCGTCATTCTTTATTTTTATATAAGTTCCAGTACCTTCTTTAGCAATAGTTAAATCATCCGATATATTAAAAGAACTATTTAAAAAGTTAATACTTAAAGGAATAACTACAGCATCCTGCAAACTATGAGCCCTTTTTGTCTTGGCTGTTTTGGTGGTACCATCTATCAATAAATTATCTACATCATAATCAAAAAAGAAAATTAGAAGTTTATCTCCGACTTTGGGTTTGACTTTTATTGTATAACCACCTATGCTAAAGAAAGCAATTGGGACACTAACAAGTGGACTGTACTCACTTCCATCGTTGGGCTCCACATGCAACGGAATTACTTGAGCTGTATTAGTTGCATCATCATAACTTTTTATTTCTCCAAGCATCATTATATTTAAATTATTTCCTATCCCCTCTAGCATTTTATTGAAAAAATTAACTCCATTTTTCATCTAATCACCTCCAGCTATATAGGAACAACCTTAAATTCTGTTGTAAAATCACTCGAATCATGAGTACCTTCACCAACCAACATGCGACCACTAACTGTCATGGATTGCAAGTCTATGAAGCTGTATGGCTCTATCCCATGATTTAATATAGTCTTAATTTTATATTTGTATGGCGAGGTAGCTTCATGGATTGGATCTACTTTTAAGAGGCCTGTTTCCGCACTAACAAGATATCCTGCTGAATAATCATCCCAACCAGGAATAATATTTATACTTGAATTTTTGATTATCAGGTCACTTTCTGTATCGTCTACAAGTTGATTTAAGACATCTTGAAATTTGCCGCTAGCATAATAACCTCGTTCATATGTAACCTCATTTCTAACACTTAAAATATTCAATCTTATTCCTAATGAACTCGCTAGATCTGCAATTATAAAAGAGGCTGTGGTGCCAGGTCCGTAACTCTTATTTACAGTAGTATTAAGATAATCACTTGTAACATTGTAAGAAGTTATTTCAATTTTGGCATCTACGCCTTCGGGCAATCTCTCCAGATTAGAAATAACACCTTCATGTATTGTTCCTATGTCATTACCGTAACCAGCATTAATAATAATTGGTTGTCCTTTGTAAAAATTAGCTATGCTGTCATCATTTAAGTTATATATATCTATAGTGGCTTCGTCTGGTACACTGTCAGTATCAAAATTTACTTTAAAATCAATATACAACTCCGGGAATGTAAATTTTCTATTACCCGCTATAACCTCAATTTTTCGTTTAAATAGGGTGGACATTATATAATCACCTCGTCCTTTTCAGCGTAGTACAAATGCACTGTACTCCCTAAATTATCGTAGCTAACTCTTTTAATACTGCTATCTGAAGTAGAAACAAATAGAATCTCTTCTGGAAAGCTAGGATTTAAATTTCCATCTGCATCTATAGATACTTCCTTAAAAAGAAACTGATCTAATACTAATTTTTCAGCCTTAACCAAGGTAACTCCATTTAAAATTAAATCTACTGTAAAAAAATCAAAACTAACATTATAGTTAAAAATCAATGTATATATTTTGTTGCTTAGGTTAATCTCAAATTGGTAGGGCAGTAACGTTTTATCAATTTCAATAATTCCCATAGCAGTACTCCTTTCTAGTATCTAGCTTGTATTTTTTCTAAGACACTTGTGCTAGTCTTATTTGTTTTTGCTTGTCGCCCCTTACGTGTTATTGGGCTTATGCGTGCCTTTGCTGCTGCTGTATCTACAGATTTTTGAGCACTTAATTGAGTTTTTAAAGCCTCTATATCAGGTACAACAATATCTGAAACAAGTATATTTACAACTTCTTTTTTAGCTGCAATTATCTGTTTTAAAGTCATACTAAATGTAACACCATCACCAACTTCAGAAGTGTGATCATTATCAAAACTTTCTATTGCAAAATTATATAAAGTCTGATTACCATAATAATTATCAACTACACCTTGAATAAGATATTTTCGTAATAAATCTAGTTGTTCTTGGGGATATCTACCGTTTCCTGTAATTATACCGCTCAAGCTTACTTTGATAGGTTTGTTTTGTATATGGTCACTAACTACACTTCCATCTTCAACTGGTTTATCTGTTATATCGTTACTATATGAATATGTCTCTTTTTCAACCAACGTAAAATAAACATCTTTAAACTTGCATAAATTAGGCATTATATAACACCTCCAATTTAATTTTAGCATGATTAAAAGACTCTCGCTTTTTACTACAAGAGTCTTTTAATTCTAGGATTCTACAATAGGTGTATAGCCCATTTGTATACCTATCTTAACCATTTCCTTATCGAATAGTTGTGGGAATAGCTTCCTTAATATTTTTTCTACTTCCATAGCTGTTGTTTTAGCATCCTTAGATTCTTGAATGTTAATTTCTATGTTTGGAGTAGATTGTATAACTGCACTTGACCCATTTGAACTAGCATAAGGTTTAGATTGATTAAATATTTGTTTTGACTTATCATTATCTAATACTTTTTCACCACCATTAAATGCAAGTATTTCAGGTCCTCTCTCTCCAACTAAATGCAACCCTGGGGTTGCATTATCGGTACCATTAGCATAGCCCACATATGGTCCGCCGCGGAACAATGGAGTATTGTAAACACTTCCATATCTAGATTTAATGTAATTAATTGCAGAAGCCGCGTTGTCTACAGGATTTAAGATATTGCTCATCCCTGGTTGCATAAATTCACTAAATGTAGAAGGGAGTGTCTGTAATAATCCAGTTGCGTGTTCTCCGCCTACAGATTGTGGATTCCAGTTATTCGGATCCCCACCACTTTCTGCTGAAACTAATTTTAATAATCCAGGTAACCAATCAAGAGGTGTTCCAGTTGCAGCTAAAGCAGACGTTAACCATGCACTTACATTACCACCCATTGCAGAAGTAGAAACAGCTATCATGCTTCCTATTTTATCTTGTAGGAATCCATTTACATCTTTATCTGACATCCCGTTAACCAAACCTTGCATTAAAAACGACCCTATTGAGTACATAATACGAGAAGGACTATGTATACCAAAGCCTTCCTTAAATGTAGTAACAACTTTATCTGTCAAACTCTGTACTACCGTTGTTAAGTTAACTCCGCTATCAGTTACTCCTTGTGCTATTTGGTTTATGATGCTTTGACCATAAGTAGTACTTTGTTGTACAAAAACACTTAAGGTATCTTTAATAGTATTTACTACATTGTTTAGGGATTTAATAACTGTATTTTCTTCCAAGTCTATTCCACTAGCTATGTTATCACTTACTTTTTTGCCCGAATTGATATATTGATCGCTTGAGTTATTTAGTATTGATGAAGTTGCACCTGCTGGAATAACTTTTTCTCCTCCACCAAACATTAAAAGCTCGGGTCCATTTTCACCAACTAAATGCATTCCCGGAGTTGCATAGTTAGTTCCGCTTGCATAGCCAGATTTACCAGCTCTCTGAGCTGATTTTTGTTCCATGGTTTTAGGGGTTCCTTTTAATGATTCAGGCACTCCGGCTTTCCATGCTAAATAAGAATTGTCACCCGGTTTGGCATTATTAGTATCGTTAAAAATTTTCAAAGCTTTTAACGCCATATCAATAATAGTCCCCAAACCTCCAACTATAGTATCTTTAAAACCTTTGAATGTTCCTGATATAACATCCCATACACCAGTAAATATTCCTTTGATACCGCCCCAAGCTTTGTCCCAATCGCCAGTAAAGACACCAACTACAAAATCTATTACTCCACCCAAAATCTCTGCTACACCACTTAGTATCTGTGTTATATCGCCCCATACATTCTTTATAGTTTCCCATATTCCTTGAAATCCTACGGAGAGGACGGGTAAAATATAGGTTTGCAAGAAAGCATAAAATTCTCCAAACTTTACTATGAGATTATTAATTGAATTCCTAAACTTCTCATTTGTATTGTAAGCGTAAATTATTCCTCCAACCAAAGCAGCTACTGCAGCTACTACTAAAAATATTCCTCCTGCTGGCGTACCTAAAAACTTTAGCGCCTTCCCAAAATCTTTTACAATACTCATCGCTCCATTCACAGCTTTAAAGGCTACAAAAGCTCCTGCTACGCCTTCTACTATTGGCAATATTGTTGTCCAATTGTCTTTTACAAATCCTCCAAACTCTTTTGCTTTTTTCAATGCATAATCAATTTCATTCCCAACTTTCGGAATTTTATCGCTTAAAAAATTAAAAAAGTCCTTTAAAGTTTTTCCTAATTCACTATCATCTATATTTGTTATAAATGTATTTTTTATCTTATTTTTAAATCTATCGAATGATTTGCCCAAAGTATCATTTTGTATGTTTGCCATTTCCTGAGCTACCCCGTTGTGGGTTTTAAACTCTTGGGTTAATGTATTTATTTTATCTGGTCCAGTGCCTATTAATGCCAACACTCCGCTTAAGGATTCTTGACCAAAAATAGTCGTTAAATAATAATTTTTCATTTCATTATCCATTTTGCTGGTAGCAATTTTTAAGTCTCCTATAATTCCAGATAAATGTTTCATCTTACCACTAGTATCATATGCACTAAAACCAGTGATTTGCATTAAGTCAGATGCTTCTTTACTTGGTTTTGCTAAATTGGAAAAAACACTTCTATAAGTAGTTCCAGCCATCGAACCTTTTATCATCTGGTCGCCCATTACACCCATTGCTGCTGCCGTCTCTTCCAATGATTGACCATATTGAAACCCTATAGGCGCTGCATATGCCATAGCTTCTTTCATATCTTTAACCTGTGCACTTGTCTTAGCTGCTGCTGATGCATAAACGTCAGCAACGTGTAATGCTTCTGTAGCACCTAAATGATAAGATTTTAATGTACCTGCTAGTAACTCCGCAGATTCATCATTACCTATACGTCCAGCAGATGCCAACAATGAACTAGGTCTAGTGAGTTTCAACAAATCATTAGATTCATATCCTGCGGATGCAATATTTTCTTGCAGTTTTAAAATTTCGGTTGAAGCAACACCAAATTCATTACTCAAATCTATAGCATTTTTTTTAATATTTTGCATATCTTTATTAGAAATTTCTCCTAATGTTGCATGTACACTTGCCGCCCCTTGTTCAAAATCGGTAAATCCCGTCACCCCATCTTTAATAGCTAAACCCGTTCCTAGAGTTATTGCTATTTTTTTAACACTGTCATTCAATTTATCTGCCACACCAACATTACCGGTAAGCTTACTCTCCATATTTTTAAAAGCCTCAGCAACACCACTAGCGCTACTTTTAGCCTTTCCTAAACTATTATTAATACTATCTGTGTTCTTACTTGCCTTCTGTGCATTTGTAGATGTGGTATTTAAAGCCTCCGCTACGCCACCAGCACTACTCTTTGCCTTACCAGCATTACTTGCCATCTTTGATATATTATTGTCAACTTTTTCGGCACTTTTAGCCATGCCTAGTAAACCTTTATCAATCTGTTGTTCTACATTTAGTGCTTTAGTTAGTCCATTATCATTTATATCAAAACTAATCGCGTAATCAAGTTCCTTGAGTGATTTTCCTGCCATAATCTCACCTCCAACTATATTGTAACAAGCCTTGATTTTACTTGCTTGTTGAAGGTTTTAAGATGCAAAAAAACGGATGCCTATTTAAATGACATCCGAGAAAATTAGACATATGCTACCTTTTTTATAAACTCTTCTAGCTGTTCTCTTGTATTATTTGTATATCCATATTTATCATGGAAGTTTTTGTGGCAAATGTGGCATAAGGTTTTCCCATTTTCTACATCTAATCTTAATTTTTTGTGTTTAGCATAATTCAAAATATGATGTGCTCTTAAATTACCACCCTTGTTATCACCACAACATTGACATGTATAATTATCTCTTTCAAACACTTCAATCCGCCATTTGTTATATTCTAAAAAATGTCTGTTTTTTTCTCTTTCTTCATCAGTTATATTAGGGTTCCAATGTGGATTATTTTCTTTTACTAATTGATTTTTAAACCCTTCTGCTTGGCATTCCTTTGAACAATAATGATGATCATATTTTTCAAATTGACTTTTAATTTTATAAAATTCTTTGCCACAATTTTTGCAATTTACTAAAACTTGAGTATCATCTGAATAGTTTGGATGATTCTTGCCGCTATATAATAGTGAATGGCCTTTTATTTGGCATTTTCTGGAACAATAAAAATGTTTATGATGCTTAAATGTGTATGGATTTATTTCTTTTTCTTTTCCACAAATAAAACATCTAACTTTAATTTTTTTAATTCTAATTGAAGCTTTACATTTAGGACTGCAGTATTGTGATTTTTTATAAGCTGTTCTAAATTTACTACCACACACAATACATATATTAATGTATTTCTTGCTTTGTTCTAATCTGCATTTTTTGCATTTATTTTGATATCCATCTTTAACATTTTTACTTCGAGTAAAGCAACTAACATCCAATAGTCTTCCGCAACCTTTACAAACTTTTTCCGTAAAATCACATCTTTTCTTTTTCTAAATTTATGGTATACTTATAGTGGGTTGGTCAGAACCCACTATAATGTTTTTACATTTTATTCGATGCCTGATTAAAGGGCATTTTTTTATTGGTATCAAACAAAGAAATTTGGTCAAAGTTTCTATCTTTCTTAATAACATCAATACATTCATCTATAATACTTAAAGAGTTGCTTAAGATTTCAATTGGAATGTCTTCCCACTTGTTAGCTCTAAGCATAATCAAAATCCTTAGTTTAACTAGCTCATACTCCTTATTAGCTTTGCTTATGCCTAATTTATTTTTAATATAACTGCTGATTTTATATTTAGTTAAATGAGTAGGCCTGTAATAATTAGAACATTTCTGTTCAACTTTGCTGATCTCTTCTTTAACTGCATTATTTACTATAGTTTTTATTTCAGATTCTACTTGAGCTAATATATACTGTAGTTCTTTTTTTACAAAATAGTTATTTATTAATTCTCTCTGAACCTTCCATGCTAAATCATCCGTGAAACTTTTCACTAGCATTAAATATCCACTTTCTGTTATTAAATAGGTTCCTGCATTATTAATTTCAGATGTACGAATTTCGTACGTCTGAACATCTTTGGGTTTTACAAAGAAAAAATCAGTATTGCTAATAAAGTGTTTTTTATTTTCATTAAAATTTCTTCTTGCTGTTCCGTCTACTCTCTCATGCAATAAATCTATGTCTTTGAAAGTCACAACTCTTTGTCCTTTATATTCTTTTACTTGCATTTCTTGATTGTTAATTGTTATTAAATCGTTCATTCAATCACCGTCCTTTTACTCATTTATTTTCTTAATTTCTACTTTGCCATTATCTCTAATAACAAATTTCAGAGTATCGCCTTTGTGTAAATCTAAATGCTTTTCAATGTCTTTTGGCAAATTAACATAAGCACAGGTTTTGCTACTACTTCTTTGTACTTTTACTAATAACATTGTTACACCTCCTTTACTATATATTAACATAAAGAAAGAGTTTTGTAACTAAATACCGAACAAAATTTATAATCATTTTTCATTTATATAGAACAGAGGGATTATTCCTCTGTTCTACCATCCTTAAAACCTTGCTCATAGTATTCTTTTAGCATAATACCATGAAGCTCTACTAAGCTGTCATCATATTTATTAAGTAACTTATGCTGTTCAATGGTAATAGAATTTTTTAAGTTATGCATATTTTCCATAACCTTTTTACTAGTTTCTTGGTACTCTGGATTCTTTTGTAACTTTTGCAAGCCGTTTTCTTGGAAATCCTTATATAGTACATCTACTTTTCCACCCATATTAACGCCTACTCTCTCCAAAATTTGCATTTGTATTGTTTTAAACCTGCTGGTGTTGGATTTACGTTATTGATACTGCAATAGTGCATATAATCAAATAAAATATATACACTCATACTAATACTCCTATGCAGGTTTTTTATCTGATTCTGGATTACTAGGAATAATCTCTTTTCCTTCTTTGATACGGTTCATTGTAATTTCAAACATTGCCCTTGTAAAATTCTCCACCATTTTAGAACTATCGCCTACTATTATTATTTCCATCGATTAACACTCCTTTATCTTGTAATTTTGTTTGGAGTGCAGTATAATATATTTGAATGTTATACAATACTATACTCCTTTTTAAGGAGTAAAATGGATAGTCTGCTTTACCAGAGCAGGCTATTTTACTTTTTGTCTGTTTGCTTTAGAGTTTCTATCCACTTATATATATCTTCTCTATCAAATTTTAGAGAACCTCCAATTTTTATATATGGTATCTTTCCCTCCTTTTTCATCCTGTGTACAGTGACAGTAGAAACCCCTAATAATTCTGCAACTTCTTTGACATCTAGTAATTTTTTATCCATTTTTATTACTCCTTTCATTTATTATTATATTATTCCAATTATTAAAAGTCAATATCTATTTTTATCAATTATTATCATTTATGATTTTTTATAATCAAATTATAACATTACTTTATATTTTTGTAAAGCAATAACGAACAAAGAAAAAGACTAGGCTTATCCTAGTCATGATTTTATTGCTCTCTCATTGCGGATACAGGGTTTATACCCCACTGCCCATCTTCACTTAGAGTATTTTTTGATGTTTCACGTATAATTCTTGCAGTTATAGTTTTTGTGACCACATCATTTCTTATTCGATAGTATACAACCGCAGTAACATCAACACTTACACTGCTATTCACTTTTTTATCCTTTATTTCAGCACCTAATAATTCTTTAAAATCATATTGACTTTTTAATTCTTCATTTGGATTTTTTGCCGAACTTTTCCATGTTATCTGTGTGTAATTGGCCATATTGTCCCAATTCTTTTCTTTCCAACAATTCAGATATTCAGCTAATGTTCTTTCTGGAGTATTTGAATTGTAAGAATTTATATCAATTACTGGATAAGTTGTAGTTTTAGCATTTAACTGTAACTCCACTTGTTTATTAACTTCTAAAGTGTTTATTTTTAACATATCATTCTTTTGGGCATTACCGCCAGTTAAATTTTCTCCACTCTTTCCAACTAAATTAATTATATCTTGCGATTGTGCCATTGGCGTAAACAAAACTTCAACAACATATTTACCAGATGTAAATTCATTACGGTCAGGTGGAACTAATTCTGCCGAAAACTTACTATTTTGTACGGAAACTTCTTCATCTACACCTATGTAAGTATCTTTAGCGCTTCTCCCAGCCACATCAAAACTAATTGTTATTTTAGAATTATTTGGCAAATCGGTTGAACCGTTTACCTTTACTTTCCCATCTTGATATTTTATTTCGCTTATATCTATGTTAGAATATTCTTTTGTTGTTTCCTGCTTTTGTTGAGTAGTATTACTAGTACTTGTAGTATTATTAGAACTACCTCCGCAACCAACTAAAGCACATGTAATAATTAAACATATGCAAAAAATAATAAACTTTTCCACAATAATCCCCCTCTTACCGCCTTTTAGTACATTATACCATAATTACATAAAAATAAAAGAAGCACCTAATATTATTAGACGCTTCTCTTATATATAGAATTAGCTATAATTAATTATATAACTAAATAACGAATATAAGCAGTTAATAAAATGTTATGATATTAATCTTTGTTGTGGTAAATAGCATAATTCGGCTAATTGATAGCATTTAGTTTTACATATTTTATATATGTCTTTGTAATAAGTTCCTTTACCAACCTCCTCAGATATAACATGCTCTATTAGATTCTCTAAATTATATATTACATCAAGTACTCTTCTTGTTGCTTTATCTCTACTTTTAGCTGGTATCCCTACACAATCATTTACTAATTTACTATAAGTGATGTATAACTTGCCTGCATTTTTACTTCCTTGAGAAATTGCTAAAGGTATAAGATCAGTCATTATTATATCTGTTTCATTTCTTCTAGCTAGTTTTCCTTTTATTCTTGTTTCCTTCCATTCGCTAGAAAGTTTTTCTCTAATAAATAGCTCCATTTTATTAAATGCTTCTATATATTTTAATTTCCATTCTAAAGCTTTCTTACCCGTAAACCCCATTACAAGTAAACTAAAACCATCTCTAGTTAGTAAGTATTCTTTATATCTTTGATTATTTTGCTCATGCACATAACTACTCTTGATAAAATAATTATCAATATGGGTGTCCTCAATTTTGTGGAGACCCTCCATTAGATTCTCTATGTCTCTTAATACTTGATCGTGCCTTTTCTCGAACTTTTCAGCAATAATTCTACTCCCCACAACAGCCTTATCATCTTTGTTTATAATCCCTAAGTTGATTAAATTTTTCGTATGCTGCACCTCCTTGTAACTAAATAACGAACAAGATGATATAATTAAACAACCTCTTTTAATTCTAATATCTCTTTCACAAATATATCGAAGTTACCTTTGTTTAAAGATTCCTTTGGCAATATCTGTATACCGCTTTCTGTAACTTTGTAATCCATCAAACTACCCTCAAATAAAACGGTTTTCTTTAATAGTTTACTTTTCTCTTCCACAACTTCCTCTTTGCTATATATAATCTCTTCTATTGCTTTCACTTCCTCTTTAGCAAGAATGGTCTCTTCCTCAGTTTTCACATCTTTCTTTCTTTCAATATTAAGGACTGTTTTTTCTTCTTTAACTTTATTATTAGTATTATATTCAGATTTGTATGCTTGTGCTGAAGTTAATGCTAAACCTAATTTTTCAGATACTTGTTTTGCCTCCATCCCTTGCTTGAATAATTCAAAAGCTTCATTTTTTCTTCCTTTCATTATCCTTTGAGTTCCTTTCTTTCTATTATAGTCAGTTTTATATGTTTCAACAGTTCTTAATGTTATTCCTAATTCTTTTTGTATATAGTGATTGTCTTTTTCTTCTTCAAATAATTTAAATGCTTCATCTTTCTTACTCATTTCACTGTCTTCTCCTATCATTTCTTTTAATTTTTTCTGTGCATTTTTCTCTATTCTACTTATTTGTACCTGACTTAAGCCAAGGATTTCAGCTGCTTGTTTTTGAGTTTTGTCCTTGTAATATCTTAGTATTATAACTTGTTTTGATTTTCGGTCTAGGTTTCTTAAAGCTTCTTTTAAAGCTAACTTATCTATCATATCGTAATTTTTATCATAATCTTCGCTTAATTTATCTATAAGTAAAACTGGCGCCCCATCATCATGGTGTATTACATCATATAAGTACTGGATATTATTGGTGGATTCTACGGCAAATTTAACATCTTCTTCACTTATTCCTGAGTATTCAGATAGTTCCTCTATAGTTGGCTCTCTATTTAATTTTTTAATTAAAGCTTCTTTATCAAAATGTAACTTTTTTGCAGTACTTTTTACGTTCCTACTAACTTTAATTGGGCCATCATCTCTTATAAATCTTTTTATTTCCCCTATTATCATAGGAACAGCATAAGTAGAAAATTTAGTATTATATTTATCTGTAAAGTTTTTTATTGCTTTAATCAGTCCCATAGAACCTATCTGAAATATATCTTCATACTCATACCCTCTGCTCAAAAACTTTTTAGCTATAGTCGAAACTAATGGAAGATTAAGGCTAACAACTTCATTTAAAGCTTTTTCACTGCCTTCTTGAGCTTTCAATATAAGTTCAGCATTAATCTCATATTTTGTTTTACTGCTGCTTATTTTTCCTTCCATTAACACTTTTAACTCCTTATAAGCTTTTTTCTCTATTCTCGATATATAACTTTGGCTTAAATTCATAATTTGTGCAATTTCTTGTTGTGTTTTATTCTTTAATTTCAATGTTATTAATTGTTTAAGGTTATCCGGTAGCATTAAAATAGCTTTTCTCATATGATTTAATTCACTTTTATCCGATAAATCATCTTCAAAATTAAAATCATCCGCAACTATATCTTCTAGATGCATTTCATTTCCTTTTGCATCACTCGTTAGTGTGCTATTTAAGCTGATATTGCTGTTATGTTTTTTATCTTTTCTGATAAACATTAATATTTCATTGTTTATGCACATACTTGCATAGGTAATAAATTTAGTATCTTTATCTAAAGAATAAGTTTTTACAGCTTTAGTAAACCCAAGATTCCCACAACTTATTACATCTTCAGCATTTAAATTAGGATATTTCTTTACTAAACTATAAATATATCTTTTATTTTTTTCATATAATGTGCTAAAATCACCTTTTGTAAATAAATCTTCATTAGTCACCACACCATCTCCCTTTTGTAACACTATCACGAACAAATAGGCATTTTTTTATAATACTCAGTTCGATAATGGTAAACTGCTGGTATGGTAACTTCTAATTCTTTAGCTATATCTTTTATCTCAAGTCCTTTATCAAATAATTCAAAAGCCTTAAACTTTTTACTTATTTTAACCTTCTTTTCTTCTGGTATTCCATACATCTTCTTAAGATTTTTTAAAGCTCTCTTTTCATTTCTGCTAACCTCAATCTGATTTATTTCAAGGATTTCAGCTACTTGTTTTTGGGTTTTGTCTTTTAGTCTTAATAACATAACGTTTCTCTGTCTCTCTGGCAATTGATCTATATAATAATACAAATGTTCTATCTCTAATTTTTTAATTATTTCGTCTTCTAGATTTATATTGCTTTCTATCATATCTGCTAGAGTTATATCATTTTCTCCCTCGGATTTATACACGGTTTCTTGAAAAGATCTACAATATTTTGTAGCCATGAAAACCTCTTTTATTGTTTCTTTTTCATATCCTGTATATTCTGCAAGTTCTTTACATGAAGGTTCTCTACCAAAATTATCTAAAAATTCTAGTCCCTTGTAGTATAATTCCATCTCTAACTCTTTTATTTTTCTAGGGATTTTAAGAGAGTTTTTATTATCATCTCTCAAAAATCTTCTTACTTCACCGTGAATAACGTGATATGCATATGTAGATAGTTTGGCATTCTGACTTTCATCAAAATTGTTTATGGCTTTAACTAATCCCATACAACTAACTTGAAATAATTCCTCGTACTCATAACCTCTATTCCCGAATTTATTAGCAATACATTTTACCAATCCAAAATTACTTTTTACAAGCTTATCAAACGCATTTTTATCTCCTTTTTTAACTTGTTCTAGAAGTTCTACATTATCCAAACCTCCTACCTCCTTATATATAAGCCGCTTCTTTTATATTCTCTTGATTAAATAGACTTATAATTGTATTAGCTGTTAGAGTTGATAAATCATAAACTATACTTAATCGAGTATTTTGCATTCTACTAATAAATAAAAAATCACCAGATATATTTAGAATACCTTTTATGCTTATATCTCCTACACTTGGTAAGTCTTTGTCCATTGCGGAACCTGGATTCATAGGTTTATTCTTGATTTCTATTTTCCCAACAGACTCTAACCTTCCAACGCATGCATCTACAGCTATTATGAGATTATTCTTAGTATCTATAGAATTTAAATTTTCTTCTAAATTCTGTGCATGTATTGGATTATGTAAAGTTCCATAAACCTCAATATTAGGATTATTTAATCTTTTCTTGAGCATATGCCCAACCAAAGGACCATAACTATCTCCTGTACTTCTATCAGTGCCTATGCAGAAAAATATTATCTTATTATAAGGCTTCACAACTGCATCAATAGCAGCCTTCAACTCACTGATTAAATTCTTATTCATAATAGCCCTCCCTCTTGAATTTCACTTCATATTTGATATAATTAATTCAGGTTCCTATATATTTCCGCTTTGTTGGCGCAAGGCGGTTTTTCTTTGTTCTAAAATTCTCTTAGCTTCGTCTGGATTACAATTGGTTTTTAGATAGATATATGCTATCTCTAATATCATATTAGGTGTTGTACCTAAGTCTATGGCCGTTTTACCTACCTCTTTTTTTAATTCTTGGTCAAAAGTTGTGTGCCAGTCTACACGTTTCATAATTCACCTTCCTTATTTTAAATGTATTACGCACTAAGATATTGAAATTTCTTTATTTTCAACAATGCAATTTACAATTCTATTTGTAAGTACATTTGTTATATTGGCACATGATTTTTCATTAAGTGTAGATAAAAATCTTTCGATTTCTTCCTTAGAAAACTCTGTGTTAGGTATAGTTTTCAAGAAAGATTCAACAATTCTATGTTGAATTTCATCACTTGGAAGTTTCATTTCATATTTAAGTGAAAATCTTCTTTTTAATGCTTTATCTATCATATCTTCCCTGTTAGTAGCTCCTATTATTATTGAGCTATTGTTAAACTTATCTAAACATTGCATTAAATTTATTACTACCCTCGAAAGTTCTCCTACGCTATCTGTACCACGTTCCAATCCTATAGCATCTATTTCATCTAACATGAATACACATTTTAAACTTGATATATAATCAAATACCTTTTGTATATTTTCTCCTGTTTTACCTAAGTAGGAACTAATCAAATTACTGAAATTTAAATATGCAAAAGGTACTTTTAACTTATAAGCTATGTATTTGCCTAACATAGTTTTGCCGCACCCTGGGACACCATATAAAAGCAAAGAGTTTAAATATCTAATGTTATATTCAATAAGCCTATCATTAACCTTATAAGTATTAATAACTTGATTAATAATACTTTCATCTTCTTGGGTTATTACATATCTTTTTTCATTAAAAGTAAGTTCCACATTTTCTACTTCCACAAATCCTTTTATATTAGGCGGTACTTCAATTAAATTTAAACTGGAAGTATTTAATTTTCTTAAAACATTGTTTTTTACCCAGTTATCACATTTTTTATTGTTATTTTCAAGTAGCACCTTTACACATTTTTTAGCTTTAATCAAATCATTATCTGAAACAGATTCAAATAATTCTCTTGTTATATTATCCACTTACTTCACTCCATTCTATAATTGAACTTCTTTTCCATGCCTTGTATATTCATATAGTTCATTAGATTTTTCTCTATATAAGCTATTTACATTCCTTAAATCTTTTTCTAATTTACTTATTCGTCTTTTATACCTATCTAAAACACATTCATCAGATTGACTATAGAATTTACAAACATCTCTATATAATGAACGTATCATTGAATTTTTAAGTATATTTATATCTTCTTTCAATTCCTGTTTCTTTGGTCTTTTAACTAAACTCAAATAGCTACCATTCCATGCATATATACCTATATGTTTTGGAATTTCACTTTCAACTTCTTCGTATAGCTCTTTAGGCATTACATAATAGTTAAAGTGTCCAACAAAATTATGACCATGTTCACTATGAAAATCTGATTTACTTATCTTCAATTCATAACACCGAAATATTTCTTTACAATCCATAGTCATATAATCAACTCTACCATTACCGTACCAGCCTATAGTTACCTCTAGACAGCCAAACCAATGTGAAGTTTCTTTTTTTATTGCTTTTTCTAATTGTTTAGTTAATTCGGTTTTTGCCAACTTTCTCACCTCACTCTACTGCGTACTTTCTACAAATTGTTCTAAAAACTTCCCAACTCTTTCCTTGTAATATTTTTATTCTGTCTTACTAATATTGTAGTGCTAGAAAGCACTATGATTAATTGATATGCCGATCTCGGAAATGTCCACCACGTTCGTTATTACATTAAAATTATACCATTTATTTTTATGCTTGTAAATAAATAACGAACAAATTATTATAAAGATAAAGACGGAAAGCTTTAAAGTGGCTTTCCGTCTTGAATTCCTATTTTATAAAATTCTTTTTCTTCTATTGCCTCTATTTTAGTTATAATGTCGTCATATCTTAAAAATATACTTATAGCTTCTTTTGGAGCTATACTTTTAAATTCCTTAAGTAAGTTTTCTAGTTCTATTTTATATTTTTTATATTCTTTATTTTTTTCCAGCCTTTTATGTATAACCCCTCTTTCTAATAGCCTTGAGAATTTACATTGAATATTTTCCATTCCCTCATCCCCTTTTGTTATTATATACTAAATTATATCGAACAACCGTTCCTATGTAAATAGATAAAATGTTATTATCTTTACAATTTATTTGGAATAGTGACTAATAATATCTTTTATGATTGTAGAACAGCATTTTAATTCAATCACTATATTGGCTATAACGAATCTACATAAGGTTACCTATTAATGGATCTGTATTTTATATTCTCAATACTTCCATCGTCCCCTTTGATATCATTATAATACTAAATTATATCGGGTGCCCCGATATTTCCGACAATTCAGACATAAATTTGTTACAAAAAATAACAAAACCTCCTACTTATCGTCGGAGGAGTGTTTCTTTAATAAATCTTCTATTGCTTCATCTAATAGTTTAGAGATTGGTATTCTTGTTTGTTCGGATAGCTTTTTAAGATTCTGATATAGTTCTTTATCTACTGAATTGCTTATGCGTTCTCTATGTACGAGCATAGTATCACCCCATAATTATTATATTAGGGACATGAAATACAGACAAGAACCATAAGGTGACATAAGGTGACATCACCTGCAATTACTTTCCAGTTGATTTTGGTAAATTGGCCCTTTATAATTCAAGTATAGGAGGGGGATGATATGTACGAACTAAAGATAAAAGAAAAAAGAAAATTAAAAGGATTAACTCAAAAACAGCTTGCATTTAAAATAGAAAGAAGTCAGAACTTTTTAAGCGAATTGGAAAATGGGAGATATGAAATTAGTGTTTCCCTTCTATGTAAAATTGGAGAAGCATTAGACCTATGTCCTCATGCATTGTTGGAATATAGTTGTCCTGTTAACTGTGCTATATATTGCACATATAATAAGAACAAAGGCTAAATATATCTCTAGTTTTGTTCTTATTATTTAAATATATAATTATAAAATATAAGAGTTAAAAAAGAGGATTCATCACCTCTTTTTTAACTCTTATTCTTAGATGCTTCTCTTTCCTCTTCAATAAGCTCCGAAGCTGCCATCATTGTGTAATATTCATCTGGGCTAAGCTGTTTAACTTCCGTTAGCGTCAGATTCGGTATTACCATGCTCCAAATCCTCAGATTCCGCTTTGCTTTTTGCCTGTAAAAAGACATACTTTTTGGGATTATTACTAAATTGGTTAACCTCCGTAAATACCTTTTGCATTGCTACAAACGGATTATCTGACTCTTCTATTTTTGTTATCAGATTTTTAGGACTAACAATAACAACACCCATCATCTCTTTTACAATTGATCCTACTTTATATCCACCACCAGCAACTGAATTAGATGTAAATATATCTCCAACTATAAAAGGGCTTGCTTCCTGCATTGTTACCTCTATAGTTTCAGCTTTAGTTTCTCCTGTTTCATTATCAAAGTGTTCTAAGTCTAAATTAAATTTCACATTCATATTTATTCCCCCAACTTATTTAATTAATATTCTATATTTAAATTAGGAACTGCTATAGTCCACTCATTATCAGTTATCTCAGTACCTCTGCTAAAGTTAGCTGGCTTCATTATTACACAATTACTTCCTCCGGCTTTTCCGTTGGTGCTATCATTCCCATCAACGATTTGCGCTTGAAATGTTTCGTCGTTTTGATTTAATACATTTAAAACAGCATTACTAGGACTATCAATTTTTATCTTAAACTTTATAGTTCCACTATTGTCATTGTTTTTTGCATACGTGGTATCGCCCTTTGCGCCTGTATGCGGTGTCCACTTGTCAGATTTTCTTTCGGCTTCTATTTGTGAACCATTGCTAAAACCAGTCACATAATGTTGTCCTCCACTATAGCTTATTATTAAATTTACATTATTAAAATCATAAACCATTATTTACACCTCCTTACAATGATGCTACCACTGAGCCTGTTACATCAGTGCCATGAACAGCTCCAAGTTCAACATACTTAAAAGTTATTCCTCTTATTATTCTTTTTTCTTTGTCACTAGTTGTCATTTGATCTACTGTCTTATAACTAACGCTGAAAGCCGGTGTTTTATCTAATTTTTGATCTATAATGTCATTATCAAACGCATCATTAAGTGCTGTAGTAACACAAGTAGCTAATTGCTGTATTCCAGCATTACTATAAGGAATTTTTTGTGATGTAGATTTTAACTTTGCAATTTCCTGCTGTATTCTAAATCTTATCCAGTCCCTTGACTCTATTTGATCTATAAACTTACCGCTTGCAACAACTCCATTATCCAACTGCCCATCTGTTATTCCTTCTATTTCAAACTTCTTAAAATAGCAGTTCATATGTTTGTTCTGTATAGTTGCTAACTCTGTTGGAGTTATTGCATCTGGAGTTATACCATTAAAGTTTTTAAACTTAAATGTAAAGCTTCCTGGTATTCTGCTAGCTGCATAACCAGTCATAGCTCCATCTAACCTATCTGAATTTTCTTTGTATCCTAAAACAGTTCTGTTTTTTGATGTAAAGTCTGTTGTAAATGTTGTGTTAGCAAACTCTGTATAAAACAATTTTGTATTTGTTTCAGCCCAATCCGAAGCTGCTGCAATTAGTATTTCTGTTTTATCTTCTAAAATTATTCTATACCAATTATTATTGGTTGTTATTAGCGTATTTAATGCCGCTGTTAAATCTGCTGATTTCTGTACGCTACTAGAAAGATCAACTCCAAATATCGCTATTTTTGTTGGTCTTGGATTCTGTGCTGCAAACGTTTCTGCAATTTTATAAACCTCTGTAGTATCTGCAAAATCTGTAACTACTGCTGATAAATCTTCTGAAATATCATATTCCTCATACGCATGAGTTGAAGTAGTACTAACTATTAAACATAGTCCAAAACCTGCTTGTGTAACAACCTGAGTATCTTCTGAAATTGTTACTGTTATATCATTTGGCATTTTGCTACCTCCTTATATTTAAGCTTCTATATTTTCATTGCTAACCTCATCAGTAATTTCTACACCACTTATTGCATCTGCATCCATACTAACAATATCGTTAACTCTAATAGTAAGATCAAAACCATAACAGTACTGATAGTCTATTTCCAAAAAAGTTGTTCTGTCCATTATTTCTGAATTGTTCAGTATTACTATACCATACCTACCTAAATCTTGCAGACCACCAAAAGTCAACCACTCAATTGTTTCTTTTAGGATTTGAGAAACCTCACTCTGTTTATCTGAATAACAATTTATTGAAAAAACCATTTTAGGCGTTTCGGTTTTACTTATTCTTATCTTAGCATCATTATCCGTAATACTTTCACGAACAACGGTTCCTCTTAAAGAATCTCTATCTCTAACATAAGGATTTAATATATTTATAGTTACAAATGGATATTCTGGCATGTTAGCACTTTGATTTGCTTTTATAAACTTATAGGCTGGTAGACCTGTCTTTAAAGATTTGATTAGATTACTCCATATTGTATATGTATCTATCATTTTATTACCTCTCTACTTTATCTGTTTTCTTAATGTAATATAGCTTGAAATTAGGATTTATTATGTCATAATCCTTAACAACATATATTTGGTATTGTTTATCTCCATCTTTGATTATAGTTTGATTTAAAAATGTTGTTGGATACTCTGTATAGAGTTTCTTATCATCTACAGTAAAAAGCCCTGGTGCTGTTGTTTGAAGCTGGTTTAAATCTTTAGTGGTTAAAGGTAATATTGAACCTTGAAAATCAACTTTCACATCTCCGCCTTTAACCCAATCACCAGTATTGTCATCATAATGACCTGTTTCATCCTTTGTTACAGCTATGAGTTGCTTTTTAAATCGTGTCAGTATCAGATTCATTTAATCACCTTCTATTCAATTTGATATGTAATACTTTGTCTTAATCGACCTGTTAGAATTAATGGGTTATCCTTTCCTGGATAGGCAGCCTTACTTACCCACCCTTTAGGCGGCTCCTTTAAGTCTGTAAGGTACTTTCTAGTAAGTCCTGATAAATATTCACCCACTCTATTACAGAATGTATCTACGTTTATATTGAAGGTAAATAATTCATTTAAATTCTTTTCTATAAATGTTTGCATTATATTTTGATTAGCATTGAAAGAGCCCCTTATAAAACTTCTTTCAGGTATATCAACGCTTGTAGGTAACCAGTAGTAAAACTCTAAATCATGTTTTCCTTTATTTTTACACAACCATAAGTCACCTTTGTTATCTTTTAGAAAGAATAAATCATCGAAACTACGCGGAGATTTACCTACAGCTTTAGGATTAATTGGTATTGCTAGATGCTTTACATTCTTAGCCGCTATATGACATCCAAACTCGTTAACAGAAGCTACCATTAGCATATGTGAACCCGCTGAACCAAATATACCAATCTTGATTTTTTTACTTTTCAACTCATTAATTATCTGCTGGAGTTTTATAACATTGTCTGTTCTAACGGCTTTCTTTATAGTCATTCCCATTAGAAATGCACTCCTTTATAAGAGCTTATAACTTTCATATCTTCGCTTGAAAATTTGATTTCATCGCGAAAATCTAACCGTACATCGCTTATGGAATAACTTTTTAATATTCCTGGTCCATTAGTTCCATCAACTGTACCTGTATTAAAAGGTATACTATCACTTATATATTTCAAACATAATAATTTCAAATCCGGTGGTACCTCTGTAAAGCCCCCATTATATTCAACTTTTATATGTCTTCGTGGATAATCTATTTTATTACTCATATAAGAGGAATAGCCTTGCAATAGCCACCCATCATCTTTATAAAGAATGCCTGATTCTTCATCCAAATCGTAATCATAGCTATCTAAATCCATGTATTCTTGTCCATCACAGATGTATTTAACAGAAGTTATAGAGTTAACTGGATAGTTTTTTAATAATAACTCTGTACTATCTGTGCCCTTGTATTTTTCTGTATAATCTTTCGCAAGTATCTTTCTCCCTATTAACTTTTCAATTTGGTTGCTTACTGCATTAATATACATTGAATAGATGATATCTTTGCTTGCATCTATTGTATCTACACCTATAAAGCTTTTAAGTTCTTCTAAAGTACATAAAGCATTTGTGTTTAATGACAATTACTTTCACCTCCTGTTGCTTAATAACGAACATCTTACCTAAATCTTAGCACAAAAAAAAGACTACCGCTTTTTCAGCAGCCCTCCTTAATAATTTTTTGAATTATAATAAAAATAGTCCCCGAAAGGACTATTTAGTTTCAGATACTTTATTCACTTTTGTTTCTACTGGCTGTTTTTTTACACATTCGCATTTGCTAATTTCCTTACTACATAAACTGCAATAAGTATGTTTAGCCATTGAATCCATCTCCATATTGATCATCTCCTAATACAACGTAGGATGAAAAGCTTGGTGCAGTTCCGGTTGTACTAGTTACTAACCTAACATATCTTTTAGCACCACTTAAATCAACATCTTTGAATGTGTTTGTGTCACTAGTAGAAAGTGTATCAGTAGATATTATTGCTCCATCTGGTTTGAAATCTGCCATATCTGAACCATCTGCTAATGACCCATGTTGGATTTTGGCAACTACAGAACTATCTGCTGCTATTGTAGCTGCTGCTAAACCTATTAAGGCACTTCTATATCCTAATCTATCAATTACAATTCCATTTCCTGCTGCTGCACCTGGAGTATTACCAGGCACAACTTTAGTTCCAAAAGGTAAGTTTCTCTTCATTACTTATTCACCTCTCTATCTATTTAGTGTAATAATTTCCCAAAGTAAACGCTTTTCCATATATGAGTCCCATATCATGCAATGAGAGTGCTTTAACCACTGTCTCATCATTGTCAAATGCAGACTGAGTATTTCCATCAGCATCAAGGTACGTAGCCTCTGCTGAGGTCTTAACTTCAAGTGACATTTGTTCTCCTACAAAGAATTTATCATAGTCACCGAAGAATATATCTACCTTGCCATGAGCATCAGTTCCAGTAACCACTTGGTTAGTTTCTTTATATGGGTATCCATGGAACTTTCCGGATTTCAACTCATCTCTGTATTTATATAATCCATTTGTAAATGTTTCATTATAAAGTATAGCAAATACATCTGGATTAAATATCCAACCTGGTTTAACAAGTTGCACATTAGCTTTCTTTATAGGAATAATCATATCAGTATACAAACTATCACCATCAAGTACAGCCGCTTTTGTAACCTTATTCACTCCTGCTGCGTTCGCTATACCACATGGAGTATATTCAGTACCAGCACCATACAGTGCTGTATAATCCATAGCAATATTTAATTGCATAATCATATCATCACGCACCATTTGGTCAGCCATTGATGAAGCACTTCTTAAAAGATCATTTGAGAACGGAGTTTTTACAGTAAGCTTTTTACTTGCTAATCTCATTCCTGCAAATTGCGGCTGACTTCCTTTGATAGCTTTTGTCTCTCCTACATATCCTGCAGTAGTACCAGCTACCATTTTTCTAATAGTTAAATTACCATTAGGCATAGGAACTTTTCTCGCTCCTAAAGTTGTTACAGCTAACGCATTGTAAAGTAAAGGAATTATTTCTTGATAGTAAGCTTCATCTATTAATTGTCCAGCATTACCACTAGCCATTAATGACTTAACTTCATTCACAAAGTCTTTATCTCTACCATATAGTTGCTCTATTGCGTCTATTCTGCTTTTCTTCTCCTGTTGTGCTAATATATCAGCTTTCCATAACCTAGCAGCTCTTTGACCATCAAAATAATTTGATTTAACCTCAATCTTAGGTTGAGTATTAATCTGTTGACTCTTAACCTCAATTTGATCTATTCTGCTTTTTAAACCTTCAACTTCTTGGCTAACACCTTCAACCTTTTGTACAGATTCTTTAACACCAGTTTCTATATTTTGAAGTATAGTTTTAACTTCAACTTCTTGATTTTCAGTTTTTACTCCTGTATCTGCCATTATTATTCATCTCCTTTTTTAATAAAATAATTATTTATGCCTTGCAGCATGGCTAATTCCTCACTCTTTAACTCCAGTGTATCACAGTTGTTCTTTTTTTGCTTATCATCACTATTTACCGAACTAGATTCTGTAGCCGCATCTTTCTTTTTAGACTTATCATCCTCTTCTTCACCAGAATCATCCTCGCATAGGGATGCAAGTATAGTCATTAAATCTCCCATCATATCTTTACACTGTGAAAGCTTAGTTTTATTAGCCTTACTTATTTTCTTTCCTGCCTTGGTCTCTAAATCCTCAAGAGTTTCTTTAGTTTCAATTTCAGTTTCAGCTTTTTTAGTTTCTAAAGCCTGCTGAATTTCTTTTTTAGCTGTCTTAGATTTAGAACTAGCTTGGAGAAGTAATTTCATAGCTTCTTTATAAGCTGTAGCAAAGTCATTTACATTAGTTTCTAATTGAGCTAACTTTGCATCTACCTCCATATTTTCATCATTCATGAGTTGTCTAAATGATGAATTTAAAGCATCTTGAAGTTTCCAACGCATATCATTAGCTTGTTGAACTTTTAATAAATCTGTAAAGCTCATTGCTTTTTCTTCAACTCTATTACAATCTTTATTTTCTGTTTCCAAGTTCTTATCCTCCTCGTATAATAAGTTTATAGCAGTTATTTACTGCCTATAAACTTATTTATTTTTTATATTTTGTATAGATTAAGAAAGCATCTCAATTTTTCTAGTGGGGATTCTCCCAATTCAGTATTGCTGATTCTTATACTTTCCGATCTATACTGTTTTAACCTACTATTTATTAAAGGATTTTCTAATGCTAAAATAGTCATAACGGAACTTTAGCGAAGGTTACTGCTGTATTCCTCCTGCAAAACACATTGTGTTATTGCCTGTAAAGCTTGCAGCCTGACCAAAGTATCATATTCTGCTTACACA